AGCGACTTCTGCAAGGAACGCGACGCGACACCATAGGACCGGTTCTTGCCAATCTTACGGGAGCCGAGCGTGCGCTTAGCTGCGAGGTTTACCTCTTCGGCAAACTCCTTGAGCACCTTATCGAAGTCGTCCGTCTTCACTTCGCCTTGCCGAATACGATGGCGTTCACGATGCGGCGAAGGACGTCGACGATCTTGTCGTCTTCAGTGGACTCCGTGAGGCCGGTGATAGTACCTGCGAGGGCGATGACGGCGAGGGCGATTTCTGCCCAGTGTTCTGTAAAAAATTCCATGTCTTATGGTGTTTTGATTTTGTCGTATGCCTTTTGGCAGTGGTCGGGGTCGATGTAGTCGAGCAGGTTGCGTAGCTTCTTACCCAGAGGGGAGAGCGTGCCACGTGCTGCATTGACTCCCAACACCGCCGAGATGGTTTGATGACCGAAGGGATAGCCGTTGGCTTTGGTCAAAGCGAAGTCCAAGAAGGAGGACGCCATGATAGAAGCCATCGCGGAGAGGTCCCGGAAGATGTCGTACACCCACGGCCACGGGCGAGGGTCTGTACCTACCCGGAGGAAGAACCCAAAGAAGGGACCGAGGAGAAACAAGCAGAGGCCAGCGGCTACGAGAGGGAGGACAAGTAGGTACTTCATACGGGCTCTTCTGGGAACCATCCATTCTCGACCATGTAGTCATAGTCGCGGACGGTGGTGGTGGAGGGGACGATATTGCCGAACGGGAACTCGTGGTTGTTGAGGACGTACGAGGCGAGGTTAAATCGCTCCTGCTCGTTGAGTTCCGGGAAGAGAGAGACGAGCTTCTCGATGGTTGCCTGTGGGCTCACCGGGATCACGTAGTCGAGGTCTACTTGCAGTGCGTGCTGGATGCCGTCTGGGTGTGTGATGACTCCGAATACGGTGGCGTCCTTTTGGTATTCCTCCTGAATAGCAACAGGCACGGTAATGTTGTAGAGCTCTCGTGTGATGCTCTTGGCTCTGACTTCACTCGTCAAGAACCCTTCGGGGAGAACGATAATATAGCTCATGGGTAGATAGAGTAGAAGTCGTTGATGTTGGCCTCGATGCCTGTTCGGTTTGAGGATGAATTTGTAGGGTATAAAACAATTTCCTGAATCAAACCCCCATATTTAGCTGTACTGCTTCCAACATCGTAGGCGCCAATGCTGGAGCCAGTGGTTGGCGTTATCATTGTTGGTGGAGTTATACTTTGTATTTGAACTCCGTTTGAATGCAGTACTTGACTGGTGCCAGATTTTGTATAAGCAAAAATTAAGGATTGGACGTTGTTCGGCGCGTTAGTAGTAGTCGCTTGATCTGCAACGGTTCTGTAAAACAAGTTGTATTTGGAGTTCTGAGTAGTTAGAGCATATCCATCTCCGTCTCCAACACCGATAATGGAATCATAGCCAGTTCTGTTTGGGTTTTTGTGAACGGCTACTATGCTTACTTCCGTACTTGATGATATAAGAGAGCTGGTCAGATTGTCGCTTGTACCGTCAAACTCAACAGCAGGATTGCCGTTCTCCGTCACCACGCCCGTTGAGCTATCGTAAATCTTCGGTTGATTTCCCGTCGTCGTCTGCGTCGCGTCGTTGCTTCCTGTTTGGCTGTACCACGTATTCACAAATCCGTTCGTACCTGAGCAGAACGTAGCAAGGGCGGAGGTGTCCAGCTCGTTGTCGTCGAACCCAATGTCTTGCTCTGCGTTGTCTGATTCCCTGCGGACGCGGATAGCTGACCCTGTATAGGTCGAGTCAAGCAAGCGGAGCGAGTACGCCGCCGCTGCTCCGGGATAGTCGTCAAGCAAACCTGAAAAACCTGCGGAGTCTTCCCACGTCATAACCAAAGAGGCCGGAGCCGTGCCGTTGATTTGTCCTGCGATGATGGTGTCATTGATGTAGGTGAGTGCGTCAGCGTAGCTCGTGTCGTCTGCAAACTCGTGAATGAGCGTCCACGTCCCGAAGGCGTCGGTACTTCCAAACTCGTTCTTATAGTAGACCTTCCTTTTGATTGCGTTGCCTGCGCTTGGCGTGTCGCTCTGTTGGCTGAGGTAGACCCCCGTACCTGTCCAGCGTGCCGTGTCGATGCGCTCAATCGTCGCCGAACCTGCGTCGAGGGTCGAGGCCATCGTCGAGGCGGTATCGTCGAACCTGTTGAGGTAGAAGTTGAAGAGGGTAGGTGTAGCCACGCCGGAGGCATTGCCGAGCCAGCCATACCCCTCGGGGATGTTGGGCACGTCGTTTGAACGTCCAATACAAGACACCTTGAGACCTTGGCAGATGGTGCCGTTGGTCTTGAGGACGATTCCCACGTTTTGAATGAGGTTGGTCCCCGTAGGTTTGTCTTGGGTCAAGCCGCCCCCTGCATCGACGTAGAGAACGTCGTTCTCTTGCAGTCCTGTGAACCCTGAGAGGTTGGTGTTGTAGGTTCCGGTCATGATGGAGAACCCGTCCTTGCCGTTTCCAGTGGTTGTGAGCTCTGTCTCTGCGATGCCGATTGCGGGCATCTTTGCCGGGTCGCTTGCATCGGCAATGCCAACCAAGATGCGTTCGCTGCCTCCAATCTCACCACGCGAATACAAGGGCGTCCCCGCCGGGATGGTGGCGCCTTCGTCATTCCTCACGGGAAAGTGCACCTTCTCGGCTGTCTCACCTCCAAAGGTCAACGTGATTTCCCCGTTTCCGTCGTCGGTCAAACTGCCGTCAGGCACGTTGATGGTGGCCACGCTTAACACGTCGGGAGATCCGTCCTCCTCACGCACCCGGAGAAGACCCCGCGCCTTGAATGAGGGCGTCACACTTCCTTCCGGGTCAACGCCTGTGAGTGGAGCGTTGCACGAGTCGTAGGTGTAGGGGACCGAGATAGCGATGTCAAGCAAACACCCGGCAAGGGCGTTGCTCTGAGACTCTTCCAAAGGTGTCACCGAGGCGTTGACGAGGTCGTAGTGAAACCCGAACTGGAAGATGTTGCCTCCGTTCTGGATGTCGGCCAAGATGTCCTCGGCCACCTGCTCGGCGTTGGAGATGTTCTCCTTTTGATATTCCACCTTGTCGGCCTTCGAGGGAGGCAGGGACAAGATGTAGCATTCGAGGTTGTAGGTCTTGGCCTTGGGAGAGTTGTAGTCCCCACCGGTGTACACCAAGTGAAGGAGAGGGTACTGCTCGAACTTCTCCAAGTCCACGTCCGAGGGCGAGCCATACGAGAACGTCTTGATGAAGAAGTGGTCGTCGCAGAACTCCTGAAACTTGGAGACGATATTGTTGAATGTGATCATGCGATGCGGTTCTTGCTTGCTTGCTCTCTTTTGAAGTTCAAGTCCTTGAGGTAGGCGAGGTGGGTGAAGGCGTGGCCAACGGGTAGCTTCGTGACCGCATCCATCTTGAGAATGTCCTCACCGGCCAAGGTGTAGAGGACCGGGTACCACCCCCACTTTGCAGCAAACTCGTCACCTCCTGCGTCTTCTGAATTAAAGAGGACTGCAAAGCGGTCAGCAGTTTCTTTTCGGTACTCCAAAAAAAAAGCAACGCACCGGCGACGAGAGGGGCGGGCATATCGAGAAACACGTCGGCGTCCTCTTTGGCCGTGTACGGTTTGATCGTGTAGCGGTCCCCCCACTTCCTTTCGAGTGGTCGGTACAATATGCTCATGGCCTTGTGTGGCGTCTTCCAAAAGTCCGCCGTAAAGGTCTCCATGTCAATCCACTCTCCCGCGCTAAACTCGTCCCAGTCAGGTACGAACCCGTATTCTACTCCGTTGAGTTCGATGATTTCTTTGTGCTGGGCCACCTCGTTGGCTTGCAAGGTGTCAAGGTGTGCGTTCGCCTCCACGATGAGTTTGTGGGGCATCTTACGGAGCTCTGCGAAGGAGTGACCCGTGACGGCTTGAACGCGCTTAACGGGGTCGGTTTCGGTCTCCAACGTCATGAGGTGCCGAAGGGTGAGGTCTTGGAAAGTGGCGGGGAGGCGCAGCTTCATATTGTTACAAGTTCAAAAGGGTGAATGTCTGAAGTTATCCGAGGGCGTAGTTGCCGAAGTTCGGGTTCGTTTGGTTCCACGTCACGGCGTAGCGTGAGGCGTCCACGAAGTGGTTGAAGGCGTCGACGGGATCGTTCAATTGGCGCCCGTTCTTGTCCTCCTTGTATTTGTAGTTACGGAGCTCTTTGATGCCGTTCACGCTGCGCTCGGTGATGAGGAGCGGACGGGACCGCAGAAAGTCGATGCCCGACCGAACGGAGTCCGGGCCTTTGCGTGCTGGGTGTATGTTGAACCCGTGGCCGTGGATTTCGTCGATTGACTTGGGCTC